GAAAGAGGCAACATACGGGCTGCCCTCTGAAACTCAAGCCCCCAGCTACGCGCCCTTTTCCCTTGGGAGCTTCATTGGGCAAGGGATACGGAGCCTTACGCTGTCAGACCTCCTTATCAGTGGCGCCACGACGATCCTCGGCCCCGCCGGTTGGGCGGGCAAAGCAGCATTGAGCATCGGTAGTCAAGCTCTCGGTTCCCTTGTCAACACGGGTGTTGAATCGCTTGGATATAGCCAGCCTACCGTTGGCAGTGTGTCAGATACCATGTTTGGCGGCGGTGACAAGGGTACATTGGGCGGTCCATGATGTGCGTGCCGAATTTGCTGAACCAGCACAAGGCGATCAGTAGAAACGCCGGCGCACTCGGCGCCCGTGTCGCCAAGGCCCAGCGGCTGGCGCAATCGACCGTGGGCGGCGGGACACCACCGCCAAGCGTCCTTGCCCGTCTGCTGCCCGCCGTCACGCATCCGGGATTGTCAAATACCAAATTGATAAATTGGCCGCGCGACCATCGCCGCCACTTAGAACAATTCACATCGCTCGGCGTTTAGGAAATACAGATGATCAACTCGACCGATACCGACGAAATCTTTCGCCGCTTCGAAGAAATGAAGCGCCTTCGGTCGAACTTTGAGTCACACTGGCAGGAGATCGCGGAACGCATCCTGACGCGCTCGGCCGAGTTCACCGGCGAACGGTCGGCCGGCGACAAGCGCACCGCATTGCAATATGACGCATCGGCGGCGCTGGCCCTGGAGCGGTTCGCCGCTGCTGTGGAAAGTCTGCTGACGCCACGCGGCTCCCGCTGGCATACGTTGCGCGCATCCAACCCGTTTATCGATCAGGATGACGATGCGCGAATGTGGTTCGACGCCGTCGAGGACATCCTGTTCCGCTGGCGCGGCCGGCCCAAGGCAAACTTCGCAAGCCAGATGCACGAAGGCTATATGTCTCTCGGCGCCTTCGGCAACGGCATCCTGTTCGTGGACGAAGACGCCGCCGCCGGCATGCGCTACCGCAACATCCACCTGATGAACTGTTTCCTGGCGGAAGACGAGATGGGAAACATTGATACCGTGTTCCGCATTCTCGACCTTGCCGCCCGCCAGGTCATGCGGATGTTCGAAGACGGCGACCTGTCCACCGCCATGCGGACCAAGATCGACAAGGAACCGGACGCCCGCGTCAAGCTGCTGCATGTGGTGATGCCGCGTACCGACCGCGACCTTGTCAGGAAAGACAAGCAGAACCTGCCGTGGTTCAGCGCCTACTACGAGGTCGACGCCCAGCACAAGATCGAAGAGGGCGGCTTCTCAGAACTCCCTTACATCCCCAGCCGGTATGTAACCGGCGCATCTTCCGAGGTCTATGGAAGATCGCCGGCCATGACGGTTTTGCCCGACATCAAGATGCTAAACGAAATGAGCAAAACGGTTATCCGCGCCGGCCAGAAGGTGGTCGATCCCCCACTATTGATCGCCGACGATGGCGTGGTGTTCCCGGTAAATACAAAACCGGGCGGGTCCACCTTTGCGCGGTTGGACGGCCGCACCCAAGCTCCTGTGCAACCGCTCTTTACCGGCGCGAGGGTGGACATCGGCTTGGACCTGATGGAGCAACGCCGCCGTGTAATCAACGATGCCTTCCTAGTGACCTTATTTCAAATATTAGTTGAAACTCCGTCAATGACTGCAACCGAGGTGTTATCCCGCGCCCAGGAAAAGGGCGCCCTACTAGCCCCCACGGTGGGTCGCCAACAGGCAGAGACACTAGGTCCGCTCGTCCAGCGTGAACTGGCGATCCTGCAACGGCAGCAACTCCTGCCGCCGATGCCCGACATCCTGATCGAGGCGCAGGGCGAGTACGACATCGAATACACATCGCCGTTGTCCCGCGCAATGAAGGCGGAAGAGGGCGTGGCGATACTGCGAACCCTGGAAATGGTGCAGCCCATCGCCGCTATGGACCCCAGCGTCATGGACAATTTCGACAACGACCAGATCGTCCGCATCCTGGCCGAGACCAATGGCACGCCGATGAAAATCATGAAGCGCAAGGCCGACATCGCGGCGGTCCGCCAAGCCCGCCAACAAAACGAACAGATGGCGGCGATGGTTCAGGGCGCTCCGCAAGCGGCCGACGCCGCGTTGAAGGTATCGCAGATCGCATCGGCGGCACAGGTGCCGCCACAAATATAGGAGCTTCCAATGCCGGTGGTCGGAAAGAAACATTATCCCTATACGCCGGCCGGGAAGGCCAAGGCCCGCGCCGCCGCCAAACGGTCCGGCAAGAAAATGACTTATGGAAAGAAAAAGAAATAACGCGGCATGACACAGGCCAAGGTTCAGCAGGAAATATTGCAATGCTACCGCAATGTTTTCCTCAACACGCCTGACGGGCGGATCATTCTCAACGACCTGATGAAGACCAGCGGCCTGTTCCAGATCAACGGCGTGCGCGACAACGATGAACTGCAACATCGCACCGGCTCGATGGACATGGTGCGCCGCATCATTTCGATCCTGTCTTTGGACGAAGACAAAATTATCAACATGACACTTAACCTTGAAGAAGGAGACTACGACGATGGCTGACGAAGGGTCCGCTTTAGCGGGTAACCCGGAAGATACACCGGGCGGCGATGACGGCGACGGCGCAAGCTGGGCCGGCAACGAGTATCAGGATTTGGTCACGGCAAAGGGCTGGGGCGGCGTCGATGACGCGCTCAAAAGCTATGTGAATTTGGAAAGCACCGTGGGCGGCGACAAGATCACGCTGCCCGTCGATGGCGCCGACATCGCGGAATGGGACGGCTGGGAAAAATTGGGCGTCCCGGCGGAAGCCACCGCCTACAAGATGGATGCACCGCAAGGCTACAACGGCTACGACAACGGTCTGGCCGATGACATGCGCGTCATGTTCCATGACGCGAGGCTACAGCCATGGCAGGTCGAAAAGCTACACGATGGTTTTGTCGAGCGGGCCATGGGACAGACGCAAAACGCCATTACGGAAACCGAAACCAAATTGGACGAATGGAATACCGAAATCAGGGCCAAGTATGGCACCGCCTACGACGAGCGCATTGCCGCCGGCAACCAGGCGGTCGCGCAATTTGGCGGCGACGATCTGAAACAATGGCTGGTCGATACCGGCGCCGGCCGCAACCCGGTCGTAATCGATGCCTTTGTTCGGGCCGGCATGGAACTCGGCCAATCGGGGCAGTTCAAGGACGGCGCCCCGGCCGGCTTCGGCACAACGCCGCAAGACGCCAAGGACCAGATCGCAACGCTACGCGCCAACCCGGCGCTAATCGACAAGTCGCACCCGGAACACGGTGTGCTAAATGAGAAATTGGAACAACTCCACAAAGCCGCCTTTGGCGAGGATGTGGTTTTAACAGTCGGACAACCCTGACCGGCCCGGCGAGACAGCGGGGATAGACCCGCCGCCCACCCAGCGCATGGGCAGATGGGTCCGCATAGAGCGGGCAACCCGCCGACAACCTCAAAACTTAACTCTAGCTGAAAGGATAGACAAATGTCTGTTCAGATAACCACAGCTATGGTCGAGCAGTATAGTGGCAATGTTGCCCACCTCGCTCAACAGAAAGGCTCCCGCTTGAGGAATGCCGTTCGCGTTGAGACCGTGGTTGGCAAGAATGCCTTTTTTGAGCAAATCGGTAGATAACACTGCCTAGCCAGATGGCGACATCCGGCTGAAACCTTGTCAAATTCGGGGAAGGCTTTGAAATGCTAATCCCGAGCGAAGCCCCAGCAATGGGGAACGTGTAGAGACTTGACGGCAAGCATCTCTAGTAGATGAAGAGAAAGTCCAGCGCACAAAGCCCGAGAGGGTGGCGGCGAAAGCCGTAGTGTGATGAGTACCGCCGCTCGGAAACGTACTTCTCGCCATTCTGACACACCGAGAATGGATACGCCTCACGCAAGACGTCGCGTTTCCATGGTCGATTATGATTGGGCCGACCTCATCGACGATGAGGATCGCATAAGATTATTAGTCGACCCCACCGGTCCTTACGCCCAGGCGGCAGCGTTCGCCATGGGCCGCGCCATCGATGATGCTATTATCGATGCCGCGGACGGCACAGCCTATACGGGTGTTGCCGGCGGAACGTCCACCTCGTATGACAGCAACATGACTGTCGATGTGCAGGTCGGTATCAGCCCCGCGGCTGACACTGGTTTGAATATCGGCAAGCTTCGCGCTGCCAAGCAGAACCTTGACGCGAATGATGTTGATCCTGACATTGAGCGTTTCATGGTCATAAACGCCAAGCAACTTCAGAACTTGTTAGCCATAACTGAACTCACTAGCTCCGACTACAACACGGTCAAAGCGTTAACACACTAGCGCCCCTGTCTGGCAACAGGCGGGTAAACACTCTGTGAACTGCTGGAAACTCTGACCGCTTAAAGGCGAAGACAATCAGCATCCAAGCCCGAAAGGGAAGGTTCAACGACCATCCGCAAGGAGTACACCGCAAGCGCGGTGGAAGCGCAGAGAATCCTACCGGGATTAAGATATGGTCTTATCTGCATAGAAATATGTAGCTGCCGAAAGGCGGGATTGGTGGTCGCGCACCGGTCTGAAAATATGTAGTGCAAGGTGAGGTTGACACGTTCTTGGGATTCAAATTCATCCGCACGGAGCGGATCGAAGTGGATTCCAATTCGGATCACAAAGTCCTGTACTTTGCGGCCGATGGGATGTTGCTCGGCCTCGCCGCCCAACCGACGATCAAGATTTCGGAACGGGCTGACAAGAACCACGCAACCCAGGTGTTCGCATCGATGGCAATCGGCTCTACTCGTATGGAGGAAGAGAAGGTTGGATACATCGAATGTGACCCGACGTAATCGGAGGATTTTGAAATGGCTGTTACCACAGAAAAATCCAACGAATACACCAACGCTACTGCAACGCCAGTCGTGAACAATGCGACTACGGAAGAGCATGGCCGGTTACGGGTGATGTTTTTCACCCACGCCAATTCCGGCGCCGGCGATGCGACTTCAAGCGTAGCATTGGGCAAGCTGCCACCGGGCCGCGTGCGTATTCTCGGGCATCTCTCCAGAGCCTATGTGAACTGGACAACTTCGTCCGCCACATTGGACCTTGGTTGGGATGCATACACCAACCTCAGTGGCACGGCTGTCGCCGCTGATCCAGACGGGTTGATCAACGGCTTGAGTGTCGACACCGTTGGCTTTTTCACCTTTGAGGGCGCCATCGCAGCTAACCTTCTGACGGGTGGAACGTATGTGTTTGAGAGCAAGGATGGCGTTCTTATCCGCGCCACCTCGCAAGACACGGCGATTGCCAGCGGCGACGATATCGATGGCTGCATCTACTACGTTCTGGATTAAATTCGACACCATGTGGGAGAGGGCAACATCCCTCTCCTACAACTTTTTTTGTGAGGCTCCATGACCGATAGCTCGACATTTGTCTCTATTTCAAACCGCGCCCTGACGTGGCTCGGTGCAGAGCCGATCACTGACCTCACTGACAACACCAAAGAGGGCCGCGCCTGTAACCGAATTTATCAGCAGTCACGCGACCAGGCGTTGCGTGATCATCCCTGGAATTTTGCGCTCCGGCGGGTGGCCGTCGCCGCCGACACCACGGCGCCGATATGGGAATACTCCAACGCCTATAGCTGGCCGAGTGGTTGCTTACGCATCATCGAGGTAGACACATTGGAAGAATGGGTGGTCGAGGGCCGCAAGATACTGACAGACCAAGCGGCGCCATTAAACATTTTATATATTGATACTATCAATGACCCCACGCTTTTCGATGCGATGTTTGTCGAAGCCTACGCCGCCCGCATCGCCGCCGACCTGGCGTTCGACCTGACGGCGAACGGCACGGTTGTCGCCAATGCCCAGCAGTTGTACACCACGCGGCTGGCGGCGGCGCGTCTGGTAGACGCCCAGGAAGCCTTGAGCGCCGACGAGACCGACTGGCTTGAGGCCCGCAACTAGGCATGGCCCGCGTATCAGCGATCCAGACTAATTTCACCGCCGGTGAGGTCAGCAACAAATTATACGGTCGCCCCGATCTTGATAAATATAAAAATGCGGCCGAAATTCTGGAGAACGCGATCATATTTCCGCACGGCGCCGCCCACCGGCGCAGCGGCACCCAATTCATCAAGGAGGTCAAAACCTCTGCCGACTCCACCCGGCTTTTTCCGTTCGAATTTTCGACCACGCAAGCCTATGTGATCGAGGCCGGTGACGAATACTTTCGCTTCTATAAAGACCAAGGCGCCATCCTTGAGGCGACCAAGACGATCAGTGGCGCCACCGCCGCCAACCCGGTGGTTGTGACCGCCTCAAGCCACGGCTATTCGAATGCCGACGAGGTGTTCATTACCGGCGTTGTCGGAATGACGCAACTGAACGATAAGTATTTTCTGGTCGCCAACAAAACGACAAACACGTTTGAACTGACCGATGTAGACGGCACCAACATCAACGGCGGCGCATACACGGCATATGCATCGGCCGGCACGGCGGCGCGGGTCTACACGGTGACCAGCCCCTTCGACAAGACCAACCTGTCAACCATACAATTCGCGCAGTCCGCCGACGTGCTGTACATGGCACATTCGTCATACGCGCCGCGCAAGATTGAGCGCACCGGGCATACGTCATGGACGGTCACCGCCATCAGTTTTGAAGACGGTCCCTACTTGGACGAGAACACCACCGTGACCACGATGACGCCGGGTGCGGTCACCGGCACGGGCGTTTCATTGGCGGCGTCGGTGGTCGGTGGCATCAATGGCGGCGACGGCTTCCAGGCCACAGACATCGGCCGGCAAATACGCATCGGCCACCAAGCGACGGAGTGGGCGTCATCGACGGCATATGCCGTTGACATTGTCCGCCGCAACAGCGGCAACGTCTACAAATGCATTAAAGCCGGCACGACGGCCGGGTCTGGCGGCCCAAGCGGAACCGGCGACGAGGTCGTTGACGGCACCGTGACGTGGAAGTTCATCCTTGATGGTGGCATCCACTGGGGGTACGCGACGATAGCGTCACGGTCATCGACCACCGCGGTCACCATCGACATCGTGAATGACCTTGGTGGCACTGGTGCAGTGACCAAGTGGCGTCTAGGCGCGTGGTCCGACACATCGGGCTACCCGGCGGCGGTTACCTTCTACGAGCAACGTCTTTTCTGGGCCGGCTCGACCGACAAGCCACAGACCATGTGGGGGTCACGCTCGGCGGACTACGAAAACCATACTCCTGGTGTTCTGAACGATGACCCGGTGGTCTATACAATTGCCACCGACCAGGTCAACGTCATCAGGTTCCTGAACCCCGGCACCGTCATGGTGGTCGGCACCGCCGGCGGCGAATTTATTGTGTCGGCGAACAGCCAGAATGATGCGCTGACACCGACCAACGTGCGGGTAGTCAGGCACGGCACCAGAGGCGTACACACATCAAATTCGATCCGCATCGACAATGTGGTGCTATTTGTGCAGCGGCAGAAGCGCAAATTGCGCGAGTTCGTTTACACATTTGACAGCGACAGCTACAAGTCACCAGACCTGACACTGCTGGCGGAACAGGTTGGCCGCGGTGGCATTGAGGACATTGTCTTCGCCCAGGAACCCGATAGCATCGTCTGGGGATATCGAACCGACGGGCAGTTGATAGGCATGACCTACATGCGCGATCAACAGGTGGTGGGCTGGCACCGGCATCCGCTTGGCGGTTCGTTCTCAACCACGGCACATGGCGTGGTCACATCTTTAACGTCGATTCCCGGCACCGCCCACGACGAGGTATGGGCAATTGTAAAGAGAACGATCGATAGCGCAACCCGGCAATTTGTCGAGCTACTTCAAGCGAATTTCAATGCCGATGATGGCGATGTGCTGGATGATGACGCCTTTTTTATTGACAGTGGCCTGACCCTGGATAGCCCGGTCACCATCACGGCTGCGACGAAGGCAAACCCGGTGGTCGTGACCGCCGCCGCCCACGGGTTCAGCGACGGCGATCTGGTCGATATCGAAGATATCGCCGGCATGACCGAACTGAATGACACCCGTTACAGGGTGATCGAGAAAACGACCAACACGTTCGAATTGATGGCGACCACCGGCAAACCCGTGAGCGCCGTCACCAGGGCGAACCCCGGTTCGGTCACCTGTGTGGCGCACGGGTTTTCCAGCGGAAACGAGATCGGCTTCCTGTCGGTCGCCGGCATGACAAACTTGAACGGCAACGCCTATACCATCACCAAGGTAGACGCCAACACGTTCACCATCGGCGTGGATAGTTCAGCCTATTCAGCCTACACGTCCGGCGGCATCGCGTATCTTTTGACAAACGGGGCAGCGTTCACAACCTACACGTCGGGCGGTGAGGTTCGACAGGCGGTAGTCAGCATATCAGGGCTGGAACATCTTGAAGGCGAAACGGTTTCGGTTCTCGCAAACGGCTCGGTCTATCCAGACCAGGCGGTGGCGTCCGGTGCCATCACTTCCCTGGACCCAGCGGTATCGAAGGCAAAGGTCGGGCTTGGCTATACCACCACCATCCGTACCCTGCGCTCGGACGCCGGCGCCGAGGATGGCACCGCGCAAGGCAAGATCAAGCGGGTGTTTGAAGTCGTTGTTCGCCTGATCAACACGCTCGGCGTCAAGATCGGCAAGGACGCATCCAATCTGGACGAGGTCAAGTTCCGCGGCGGCGACGATCCCATGGATAGCGCACCGCCCCTGTTCAGCGGCGACAAGGTTATCAAAACCAACACGGGCTGGGACCGCGAGGGTCAGGTGACCATCGTGCAGAACCAGCCCCTGCCGCTGACGGTGTCGGCGGTTATCGTTCGATCCTTGGAAAGTGACGGCTAATGTGTAACCCGACGGCTCTGCTTATCACGGCCACCGCAATGCAAGCGGTCGGCTCTATTTCTGGCGGTATGGCAGCGAAAAGCCAAGCGAAGGGCCAAGCGAAAATCGCCAGGAGCAATGCTTTACGCGCCGACCGCAACGCCATCGTGCGCGGCAACCTTGGCGCCGTCAACGTGTCGCGTATTGGGCGACAGTTCCAAGTATCGACCGGCAAGATGAGGGCGAACATAGCAAAGGCTGGCGTCGAGATAAGCGGCAGTCCGCTGGCCGCGCTGGTCGCCGAAACCGTGACCGGCGCTGTCGCCGAAATGACCGAGGCATTCAAGACCGACCGGGAGGTCGAGGGCTTTGAGTTCCAGGCGTATAACTTCCGCGCCAATGCAGCCGCCTACGAGGCGCAGGGCAAGAACGCCATGACCGCCGGGTTCTTGAATGCGGCCACGGCCATCGCCGGCGGTGCGTACATCGGAACGCAAGCTGGGTTGCTCAGGGCGCCTATTCCCGCCGCTGGGTCGGTGCCGATGGGAACCACCTTCGCAACCCCAGCCGGAACACCATTACTTTATTAGGGATGCGGCATGCCCAAATTTGAAATTACGCAACTTAGATCGCCGGCGGCGGGCCAGCCGCTCGGCTATCAGAGCAACCTGCCCGATGTGGGTGGCGCCGCGATAGCGAATGCTGTCGGGAATGTCGGCAATACCTTGTTCAAGATCGCCGAGAAGGCCATCGCCGCCGAAACGGCCGAGAGCGTAAGCACGGCGGTGGGTCAGGCGACAACGGAACTCGCCGCACTGGGTGCCGCCAAAGACCTCAAGACAATGGGCATCACCGAGGCGGTGCCGGAATACCAGCGCCGCGCCAAGGAACTATACGGCCGACTGTCCGGCGCGCTTTCGCCAGGCGCCAGGAACGCATTTAACCGGCAATGGTCGCAGATGGCGGCGCAAGCCGGCGTCACCTTCACCGGAAATGTTGTCAACCGGTCGATACAGGCGACCGACGGGCAGAATATTAAAAACCTCGATAAGCGCATCATCGCCGCTTCAAACGGGATATTCACGCTACGCAGTATGAGCGATGGCGAAGAGAGTGTCCGCCAAATTCAAGTCGCCGGCGTTATAGGGGCGCCGGTCGCCGAGAAGCGCATCATCGCGTTCCGCACCCGTTTTGCCAAACAGGCGATTGTAGGCGTGATCAATCGTAGCACCACCATCGACAGTTTGAATGGCATCAAGAACCTGTTGAAAGATGACGGCAAGGAACTAAAGGGAGACCTTTCCAAGCATTGGAAGTCTCTCGATGCCGAGGACCGGCGCACCATATACTCCAAGGCGCTGACCGACCTTGGCGTCTTGCAACGCGCCGAGACTAAGAGTGATGCTGCGAAGGAAAAAGCCGCCGATGATGACCGCATCAAGCTTGGTGGTAGAGTTATGATGGATGTGATGCAGGTTGCCGCCGATGAGGACGCCAATCCCGACGTTATCACTCGGGTGAAGACCTATACTTCTGATTGGTTCAGACAACAGATCGCAATTGGCAACATCAAACCGGCCACCGCCAAGGCGGCGATGACAATCATCCAGGGCATGGGTGACGCCCAGACAGACGGGCCGGCGGTCAACGATTTGACGCAACGCATCTATGCCATTGCCGACATGCCGCAACCCCAGCAGAAGGCGGCGCTAGATAGAGCGCGTGACGAGATCACAGACATGATCGCCGGGGGCCGGCGATCTCGCCTGGAGGTTGCCGACGCCACCCGGCTCAATGCCCTGATTACACAGATCGAAAAAGGGGGATTCAAGGAATCGCCGCAATTCAAGGCGCGGGCAGCTTTGTTAAATGCACTGGGCGTCGGTACGACGGCACGGCCCCGGAGGGGCCGTGACCCCGACCCACAGCAGGACATTCGCATCGAACGCGCCATGCGCGATTACGATAATCGGGTAACATTGTATAACGAAAGCCCATGGGTAGTCTATCAAGATATACTGGAACGGGCCGGCGCGGAATTGCCGCAACAGGACAGCTACCCATCGCTGCGTTTTGGACCACGCAAACTCATCTCCAAATATACTGATGAAGACTTCGAGCAGGTAACGCGGGACGCCACCCTATACCTCAAGCAAGGTCGCATCAAGCAAGGGGCGTGGAATGATATAATGAGACAAACTGCCGAAATCAAAATGATCAGGCTTCGACTTAACGCGATCAAGAATGCCAAGGGATCGGCCGAGGAAGACCCCGACGCCAAGGCGAAGCGTCTGAAGGAACTGATCAAGGCGCAGGACAAATAAGATGATGGAAGATCGATAGCATGGATGTAGCAGACCTGTACTTGGAAAGCCGTCGCCGCGCCAACGCCGTCAACACCGATGAGTGGACCGCCATAGAAGATGCCGGCATGGACCCCGGCGATGCCCTGTTCGATACGCCGGTCTACGATAAAATTGAAAAGCGTATCGTCGGCAACCGGCTACAGCATGTCGGCATCGGCAACGATGACGCCGAGGGCGAGGCGATCCTTATGGAAGAGGATGCGCCGGCGGATACCGTACCCGCGCCCACAGATGCCGTACATACATCTACCATCGACCCACAAACCGGTAAGTCAGTAGTCTCGCTACCTATACCTATGGGGGCTGGTGCCGGGCGTGATGCGGCTATAGAACAGCCGGGTATAATCTCTCAATTTGGTGACTTCGCGAATACCGTTTTCACCACCATCGGCGACCTACCTGATGCGCTAATCAGGGGTATTTTCAAGGGTGGCGCTGAAGCGGTACATGCTTTCGGGTTGCTTGATGATGACCAGATCGCCAAGGTCAGAGAAGCTGCCAAGTTCTCCAGAGGTCTTGTTGAGAAAGAGGGCGTTAACCCTATCGTTTCCGGTCTTGTTGAGGACATCTCCGCTATCGCTGCGCCAGCGATACCTATCTTTAGGGGTCTGCAAGCCTTGGGGTTGGCGAGGGGGGCAGCAATTATCATCGCCGAGGGACTGGGCGATGCTCTAGGCACTAATCCTGATGATCCGGCTTTAGCAAATATGCTGCAAGATATGATTGGCGAAGATGGTGAAGGGGTATTAACCGAAACCTTGAAGATACTGGCAACCGACCCTAACGATCCAGAGATCATAAACCGGGCGAGAAGGTTTGCCGAAGGCGCCGGCATCGGACTCGCATTTGAGGGCATCATCAAGGCGATACAGAAATCGCCGGGAACCATCGCAGCCATGAAGCAACGCTGGGCCGAGGGGAGGTCGCCTATCTCGGTCGGCGGATCGATTGAGGATGTTAGCGGCGGGCCGGTACTGCCGCCGGCTGGTGGGGTGACGCCGGCTGGTGGTGAAATTATTCCGCCCGGTAAGTTTACCGAATATGATGTGATTGTTGAGGACACCGGGCCAGCCGGCAATGTGGTCATGGCTAAGAAAAGAGTTTCTGCGTCTTCCCCAGAAGAGGCAATCGCCAAGGTTGAACAAGAGGGGTCATTCAAAACAGAGGTTATTGATCCAGACACCGGCAGAAGTGAAATTATTGATGTAAATGTTAGTGGTATCTCTAATGATCCCGTCGGATTTGTCCAGGCTCAACCTGTCTTCGGTCAGCGGGCGTCGGCGCCAGATATTGAATTGCCTCCGCTAAACACGTTCATCAAGCTGCCCAGAAGAAAGTCGATTCGACCGACTGACAGTGAGATGGGCATCATCCAGACCATCGCCTCGACACCGGAAGAAGCACAGCTTGCCGTTGATACCATCGCCCGCATCCGAGGCAATTACCCGATTGGCACAAGCAAAGATAAGTTTATGGACATCGAGGTAACCGGCGGGAAATTTGAGGATGGCGAGTTTATCCCAAAGATAAGGGAACAGGCATACGCATTTGCGAAACGGCCAGAAGGCGTCAGTCCCAAGCAATGGCAAACCAAGATCGCCAACAGCATGGTGACGGATGTCAGGAAAGTGGTGGATCGCGCCAACGCCGGCGATGCTACTGCTATCAAGATATTAGCCGAGGCGCGCTGGTATCGCGACATGAAGGTTCGGCTGCGAACCGAGTTTGGCGGGTTGGGGGATATATTTGCTGACCTATTAGGAGCCACTTCCGCGCAGACCAATGTTAAGGCAAACTTTGCCAATGCCCAGGAAATATTGCGGCGGTTTACACGCGGCGAGTTTGATGGCGAGATAGCGGCGTGGGAAGCCCGCAAGGCAAGTGGCGAAAGCATGAACCCAACCCTGTTACAGCAATTGCATAAGGCTGGCGAGTTCACATTAATCACCAACGCTGCTGGCAAGCTGTTTAATTCTAACAGCCCTGCATCGATGAAGGCATTGTTGGATACATTCCGCGACATCAAGAAAGGCGTTTCACCCAAGACACCAAATTTTGTCACCAACCTGATCGGGTATAGGCACGATGCTACCATTGATGTTTGGGCTGGTCGGTATATCCGCAACAAGGCCGGCTTGCCCTATATTCCGCCAGCCGCCGAGAAGGCTGTTTCTGGTCAACACCTGACGGGATCGACCATGGACAATCCTAGAATCGGTGCCGAGTTCGGATTCGGACAAGGGGTGTTTGGGGAAGCGGTTGGCAAGTTAAATAAGAGCGGCGTGGTCAAAAACTATGACCCGTCTATCGGTGACATGGGCGCTGATGATTTACAGGCTGTTGTCTGGTTCATGGAAAAAGAGAAGTGGACAAAGAACGGTTGGACCACAAAAGCTGGCGAAGGCGGCTCGTTGGACTACGAGGCTTCCTTGGCTGGCGCTGCCGACCAAAGCCAGGTTGAAACCCTGCGCGGCCAAGCGACGGCTACATTCAAACCGCCGGCGCGGCGGAAGAAAGAGACAGCCGCCGAATATGATCAGAGGGTTCAAGAGGCGCGCTCCATCCATGGCATAAGGGTTCGCAGCGCGGAGCGGGGTGTGGAAGAAATCGCCGCGCCCCTTGAAAGGACCGTGCTTGGTGTTTCCGGCGAACGTCCTGGGAAAATACCATCGAACTATGAGCAAGCCGAGATCGCTGCCGAGTTTGATGATGTGTTACGGAACGACAGCAGCGTGACCGCCTACAAGGCGACAAGCACCATTGGTAGGTTCGCTGGCAAAAGTGAGCGGGCGCTGGATGTCGAAATTATCACCCGGCAAAACTTTGACCCGGCACCGCTAAAGAAGCGTTTGGTCGAAGTGGGGATTGATAAAGATCAAGACGCGGTGTTCATATCCAAGGTGATCGTTGACCCCAAGCCGGAACAGAAAGTAAACCCTGGCTTGGAAATGTATTTTTCGCGTAAGAAAAAAGAACAATTTGTCCAAGACCTTTCCGAGGAACTAAGAAAACGTGGGATAGACGGGTTCACATATATTACTGATGCCCGACAGGCAGACCGTATCAATGTTCAAGCGGTTGCCGGCGGCGCCGACACTGCCAGCCTTACCGGTATAAGAATACAATACATCCCAGAATTTGATAGCGCCCCATCGGCAGCAAGGCGACAGGAGATGGAAGACATCTTTGATGATCTGGTAGAAGAATATGGCAAGAGGGGTGACATTTCTTCTGCGAATACTGTATATTACGAGACAGAAGTATTTCGTCGGGCAACCGGGACCGGTTGGATGTCGGGAGGGCAGACTTATGACGAGTATCTTGGAAAGTAGGTTGGCGCGGGCAGTGTCCCGTCACGGGGAAAAAAGTTTTGTGGCGCAGCAGATTCGCGACCAAATCCATGCCCAGCAGACCGGCAAGTCTGCCGAGGATTTATATGTAACGGGCAGCGTTAAGCGCCCGCAAAAGGAACCGTCGCCAAATGGCACTTGACCCAACCGCCTTAACCCCAGAACAAACCCCGGCTGATTTATCACCGGGGTTTTTTGATGGCGCCGGTGACGATGTCCTCATCGGTAGCACCGGTGTCGATACCGTGTCCGATGCGCCTGATGGGGCCACCATTCCGCCGGAAGGCACCGAGGTCGCACTTGGGCTTGGCAATATAATCAAGGCTGTCGGTGGGGCCACGAAAAAGGTGAAGGAAGCCGAAAAGAAAGGCGAGACCTTCAAGCGGACGGGCCGGCCGGAAGATGAACCCCTACCCGATTTGAAAGGCGGCGAAGAGCCAACCGGCGTGGCGCCGGATGCAGACCAGATGCCGGGACCGGAGACTTCAGCATCCGATGCAGAGGAATATTTCCGCAAGCAAGATGGGCGCCCTCCGCAAGAGGTTCCGAAAGAAGTTCAAGTACAGGTCAGCGGTCCCAAGATTACCGAGGTCATGGAGGAATACAAGCGGTTCACCACCGATACACCGTTTTCTGCCCTGGATGATTTCAACGCCGCCCGCTTGGATACGGATCAGGATGTGATGGCGGTCATTGCCGCGCATTCCAAGGTCTACGCCAAGGAAATGACAGACGCCACCGGCGGCGTGATACAGCACAAGGTCTCCCGCCACATGGCCGACCTGATCGGTGCCAAAAAGAGCCAATTGATGCAGAAACTTCTCGGTGGTGAAATTCTTCACGGCAAACAGCCGGGTGAAATAGCCGCCAACATGCTTGCCGCCCGTGACCTGCTGGTCTGGTCGGCGCAGAAGGTCGATGAACTGGCGAAGCTTGTTCACACCGGCAATGCCGATGATCTGATAAAGGTCGGCTTCGACACGGTTGAGGAAGCGGCGGTTGCCATGAACCGCCAGGCGGCGCTCCATGTCGCCATCCAGGCCAAGGTCAAGGGCGCCACGACCGAGATCGCCAGGACGCAATCAGCGCAGAGAATTGCCGCCCGTGGTGATCCTTTACGCGACCAGAATATTGCCGCCATGTTGGAGGGCGGCGGTGGCTTGGAGTTCGCCAAGAAAAAGGCAGCATATTATTTGTCGATGGAAGACCCAGTACAAAGAGCGAAATTCCTACGCCGGTCGAAGACCGCCAAGACCGCGGATGCATTGTACGAGGCGTGGGTCAACGCACTGTTGTCGAACCCCGTCACACATATGGTTAATCTGATCGGCAATTTCTTCCACATGACCGGACAGGTCGTAGTACGCGGCACCGCTGCCGCATTTGCCAGAGCGCGTCGAGCCAGGACCGGGGAGAACAACGGGGTCCAGAGCGGTGAAGGCACGGCGATGACATTCGCCATCTGGATGGCAATGCGGGACGCAAGGCAATTGGCCGGCAAGGTCTTCAAAGACCCGTCCGGTGAGATCATGGCGAAGGTCGAGCCGGGCATAAAACTTCGGCAGAACTCGTTCTCGGCGGAAGGCTTTGAGGCCAGCGGCATGTGGGGCCATGCATTTGATCTCGCCGGCACCCTGCTGACGATGGGGCGGGCATCGACCAGAGGGCTTGCCGCCGGCGATGTGTTCTTCAAGGTGCTGGGCCAGCGAATGGAAATATATGCGCGGGCGTATCGGGAGACCGCGCTGGAATTTGGCGACACTGCCGCCAGCCGGATGGACGAGTTCTCCGAGGCGCTGGCCGACCGCATGGCGAACCCGACGGCGGCGACACAAGAGGCGGCGTTCGACTTCGGCCGATATGTTACTTTCACCAGTCAACTGGGTTCATTCGGCTCGGCCGCACAAACCATCGCAGCGAACGGATTCATCCGCTGGTTCGTTCCTTTTTTGAGGACGCCCGCGAACATTATTAAGACCTCCTGGGAATACACGCCCATGCATATGGCGGGCGAAAGGTTCAGGACTGCCCTCGCCCAAGGCGGCGCGGCGGCTGACCTGGCGAGGGCGCGGGTTGCGCTCGGGACAGCGACCATGGTCGGCGTGGCCTCGTTGGCTCGGGCCGGTTTCATCACCGGCGGCGGGCCGTCCGACGCCAAGCTTCGCGAAAATTTGACGCGACAGGGATGGCAACCGTACAGCATCAAGATCGGCGACAGATATTATTCGTACAAGCGGATCGAGCCGTTCGCCACGGTCATTGGCATTGCCGCCGACCTTGCCGCCATCGGGGGTCAGGTACACGACACCGGCAAGTACGATAAGGTGGTTGCAGCCCTTGCCGTGGCGCTGGCGAAGAACGTCACCAGCAAGACTTATATGGAGGGCTTCAGCAAATTGATCGACGTGATCCAGAACCCGGATCGCTACGGGCAAGCCGCCATTGAGAATTTCATGCGAACAATAATGCCGCGCATCGGCGCCAACATCGAGCGGCAATTCGACCCGGAACTTAGGTACACGCGGAGCTTGCTTGATGCTCTGATACAAGATGTTCCCGGCTGGTCATCGACACTCAAACCAAAGGTGGACCTGTGGGGCCGGCACGTTGTCTACGAAACCGGACCCTACGGCACCGGCATGGTCAATCCTATTTATACGTCTACCGAGAAACCCAACCCGGTGGACGCCGAAATGGACCGCTTACAATTTGGGATGGATGTTCCCGGCGAACTGATACCCACCTTAACGACCGACGTAAGGTTGCGGTCGGATCAACTTTATGACTACCGGGTCAAGGCCGGCCAGTTCAGCTTGGCCCGCGCCAAGGCCGAATTGCTGACCGAAGAATACAGAATGACCAAGTCCGACGAATACAAAAAAATACTACTGCACCAAGCCATCATGGATGGGCGCAAGGACGCCCAGGATTGGCTACTCGATAAAGAATGGACATCGAGCGGGAGATC